GACTTGCCATGCGGGCATGCCTCGGTGTGCCATTTGAGCATGTTTTCGATGACCCTTTGGCTGACTTCACTGGCACAATTGATCGCGACCTCGCGGATATATTCCCGGTCCGGATCTGATAACGCCATAGCAACTCCCTGAAAAGTAACAGGTGACAAGTGAGCATAGCCCGGCCCGGGCACGGCCATGCCCAGGTCCAGGTCAAATCTCACAAGGAAAAGGTAAAATCTATCAAGAGAACGTCGCGTGTGCAGCGTACTGCCAGTACCCGTAACCGACATTGCGGCTGGCCTTGAGCCCGTACTGATACTGATCATTGTCAAATGCGTAGTCGCTGCCTTCAGCCTTCGAATCCACTGACAGCTTTTCTTCCTCTTGGCGGATCATTGATTTGGCCGGGGCATCCGTTCGGAAACAAGCGAACTGCGTCGTATAAGTCAAACGCGGGTTACCGATAACGCTAACCTCAAAGCCTTGTTTCTTGAGCTCCTTCAGGACATTGGATTCGTCGGATGGTTCGCCCAGGACGGCATGGACCAGATAAGGCCAAAGCGTTATGCTGGTCATAACCATAAATTTCTTGGCCTCTGAATTCATCGGCTCATGTTGGTCATCCTTGTAGCCCAGCATATAAGCGATCACTCCGAGAATTGCCGCAATGGCCTCCGTGATGGTTGGCCGTGCAGGGGTCACAACACTCAGCCCGGCAACTTCCGATGCGGTCAGCAGGTTCTTTTGAGCGCCGCTAAGCCCTTCCTCGTGATCATCATCAAAGAAATACTGGTCATCATAACAAAGCCCGCTGCTACCCCCGGTGCCGTTTTGAATGAGGGTGCTGAGCAGACTGCCATAATGCCCGACCGCCCTTTGAGCCATCTCGTTAATTCGAATATTCAGCTGACCGGTTTTGTCTCGCCTTAACCAATCGATAGGAACATCCAAAGTGGCCTCGAATTTCTTGTTGACGATAGTGATTCCGTTTTCGCGGAAACCCTTCGCATGCCGGCCGCCGATCCATTCACGCAGGACCGGTGATTGTCCCAGCCATTTGTAGGTTTCGGATGCCTGGTCTGAATCGAAAAGAACCGACACTAAGTCGATCCACGACTGACCTGTGTACTGCTGGAGGGCAGCAAAAAATCTGCCGATTATCCCTCGACTGCCTAACATTGCAGCTCCCATAATTAATCTCCTAAAAAAACACTATTGACTTTTGCCGGGAAAAAAAAAACGGCAGATATTCGGATAGGCTCCTATCTGCCGTCTTCGTTTTTACACCTTCCAGCTGGCCGGCTGAAAGGAGAACCCGCTCTATAATTTTCTCACTGACAATTGGTCTGCTTACCGATTAATCGTAAGCTGGATCAGGGGTGGCCCGGAAACCCCACTGGCACTTCGGTCAATGATATGCCCGGCAAGCTGATGCTCATCGCCGTCCACACCCGGACCATGGGCCACATCATCTTCGATGCAAATCGAGCCTTCAGCATCAAAGACCAATTTACGTTCGCCGCCGGTTATGCCGGCATTTTGCAAACTATCGCCGTGCGGATTGGTCCACATCGGGCCCCAGGTCTTAATCCAAAGATGCCGATTGTTTTGGGTCGTCATAACATTCGGCATCCCGGCAACTGACGTGAATGGATTCCCTGCCATTCCGCCACTTGGCCCGGCCATTAACCGCAAATTGCCGTACGGATTTTGAAGGACTTCCGTGTAGTCGGCATTGGTGACATCCACTTCAAGTCCATGATCCAAAGTTAGCGTGACATTTCCGCCATTAGTAGCAGTACTGCTCAAGATACGCCGGAACTGCTGGCCCGCGGCGCCGTGAATTATGACATAACCACCACGGAAATCATTGGCACTAAACCCGGCGCCTACAATCGTAAGGGTCTTATCGCCGGCGTTTTGGCTCTGGTACAAGTTCGTCGCTATTCCATCACCAATACGGCCATAAAATTTCAGGCCAAATTTGGTAGTGGAAATGATATTCCTTGCCCTAGAGTAATAAAACATACTACCGTCCTGACGAGTTTCCCTTCTGGCCCCGATGGGATAATTCTGCGCTTCGGTCTGTTCGTACAAGCCCTGGTATGAACAGCCCGGTTCGATATCGGCATAGGTGATTTCGCCGTCAAGGCTCTCAGCATACGGTTCGTTTGTTTGGAACTCCACCACGGCCCGGTTCGCCGAGTCATAACGGATGACCACACCAACGCGACTATTGCCGGTCGATGATAACGAGTACGTTGCATCATCGCTGGCATAGACTTCTTTTAAGACATCCGTGATCAGCAAGCCGGCAATCGTAACGATCCCACGATACCTTCCCGTTCTCAAACGGATTTCTTTGGCCCCGGCCAGGCCATCTTCGTTATCGACATTCAAAAGTGAATGCCCCAGGAACACGTCACCCGCCACCAGGGGCCGGCCGTAACCGGAAGCATTATCGCCGACCATCGCACCTTCGAATACGATATCGTTGGCGATAATACCAATCGAATTAAAATCGCCCGTCACTATGGTCAACGGACTGTCCACCAATAAAGTAGCCATTTGACTATCTCCTACAAAACATTATTTCGCTTTCTTGTTTCAAACCTCGACACCGTTTCCGGGATTCAAGATTTACTTTATCTTTTCCATTGCCCGGCGGGCCGCGTCCGCCCTGACCTTATCGCCGCCGCCGGCCGCACGCAGGGCGTAGTTTTCCAGGGCCGCTCTCGTCTTTTTGTCCTTGTAGGGCAGAACATGCGGCAAGCGCAATCCACCGATCCCTTTGAGTTTCTGATAAGTCCGCAACGTACCCTCGGCAAACGGATCATCAGACTCGAGCAAAAAGCCCGGCACGTTCAGTTTTAGCCCGCTCTTGTTTTGAACATCCATGACCAGCCTCTCATAGAATTCGGGCATATTCTTTTTGACCTGATCGAGCGAACAATTGCTAATTTGCCTAATCACTTCATCCCTGACCGCCGAAACCAGCTTCGGATAAACAATCTCCAGCTCCTCCACCGTTTCAATTTCCGCCGTGGCCGCACCCTGATCAGTCTCAGGTTCGACCTGATCATTAAATTTGCCCCGGCCAATCTCAGGATCGACCTGATCTTCCGGTTCGTGGACCAGGGCGGCATCATCAGTTTTGCCGGCATCTTTTGTGCCGGCTTCCTTTTTTTTCGTCATTTGATTACCTCGTCGATTCAATTGTTAATTACATTGTTTTTGATTACGCATAAAAATCGACATCACCCGGCCGCGGTTAATTGTTAGTTGAGCCGGCCATTTGAACCCGACCTCGAACCTGACCATTCGCATTGGCTTGCTGGAACGCAATATACGCCTCGACATCTCCGTATTCGGCCCGCTCATCTGCCGACAAAGCGGCAAAAGCCTTTTTCATGGTCTCCTCATCAGCATCGCCCGATTCGGTTTGTTCGCCGGGCGCTGTAGCCTTATCGGAAAACTCTGCCTGGGCCGGGTCAACTGCAGGCTTGTCCTTCTTGAGCTCCTTGACCTGTTCGGCCAGCTTGATATTTTCCTGCCCGAGCTTATCAGCGTGAAGTTTCACGGCTTCGGTTGCCGTTTTACCTTCGCTGAAACACAGGGCCAGCAGCTCATGGTCATCGCCACAGGACTCCTTGAGCTCGGCAAACAAAGCCCGCTCAGCATTCTTGCCTTCGGTAATCCCCTCCGCGACTCCTTCGGTTGTGCCGGCCGCAAAAACTTCCGAATGCAGCTCCGGATACAGGGCGGCAAATTGTTCGACACTTTCGATTTGTTTTTCGGTTGCCATAATATGGTTCTCCATTAGACTAAACTCAATTTCTTGTTTTTCATCAGCAGCATTCGCTGACGATTTCGTATTGGCATCCAAACCAAAAACACACATGCTAATTTCTTTAATGACGGCCTCGCGGAAAACCGCACCCGGCCCCTTCATCACGTGGCCGTTCACCTTGACACTCGAACCTTCCATGACCCGTTCGATTATCGACGGCGGGCAAAACAAGCTGGCTTCCATCGGAAAACCCGCCTTGATATCTTTCCTCATTTGCTGAGCGTTTTCATTGTCCAGGAATTCACCTTCGAACCTGACGGAGCCGTTTATATCCTGTTTGGTCGTAAAGCCGATTCGGTTAAATTTAGAATGTGATTCGAGCACCGCCAAACGTTTCTTGTAAAATTTGAGCCCCTTCAAATCAATGGCCAGGGCACCCCAGTACCAGTGATTTTTTATGATCTTTCCCGAATACCCGAGTATTATGAAACTATTCCCGGCGCCTCCTTCATCCGCAAAAGACACTTCGGAATCTTCATTAAAGATACACGCTTTCCTTGGAGCTTTATTATCTGCCATGGCTTGTTTCTCCTTTGCCTTTGCCGGCTCAAATTTCCGATAGCTAACATTATTTTTCTTGAGCCAGGCTTTTGCCTTCTGGGCCGTCCAGTTTTTCGTCGGGAACCTCAAGGCTACCGGGAAGATATGGTCCGCGGGTTTGCTCTTGCCTTTGAGCTTGGCCCATATAATTGCAACCGTCTTGGGCACCTTGGTTTTGCCATAGATCGTTCCACCTTTCGTCCGCCGAAAACTATCCGGTTCGTATTTCTTCGAGTCCTGCAGGACCGCTGAATGTTCATTGGGATAGGGTATAGCTTCACCTCTCAAGCCGCCGGCACTGGTTTCTTTTCAGGGACCAGGACCACGCCGTGCTCCTCAAGATACTCATCTTCCTTCGCCCGCTGGTCGGTGACATCCTTGAAATCCTGTCCTTGCCTGGCATTAATTATCGTGCGATTCGTAGCTCCGTTTTTCAATTGCTGCTCATCTGCCTTTGATTCCTTCCAGGGGTCCACGTATGGCCAGCGCTTGCATAAGATTTCATGCCGGCCTGAGTCATCGCGTGCTTTCAAATCCTTCCGTGCAATCCACTGCTGCACTTTCAGAAGATAAAGCCGTCTGACAAACGGTTTGATAACCAGCTCTTGCTCATCATGCCAGTTATACCGTGCTTCCTCATACGCCACCCGGGTGTTCATATAAGTCGCACCCGAAAAATCCCCGGTCACCAACATGAGCGGAAGATTTACAGGTTGACCGATTAGCATCATGACCCGCAAAATAAAATTATCGAAAGTTGCGGCCGGCCGTTGCGAACCTATTGCTTCAGCCTTTTCACCCGGCCGTCCCTCCCAGATCATTCCGGGATCAACCTTCTGGAGCGTTCGACCAGCATCATCTTTGCCGGTCGAACTAATGCCCTTGGTAAATGGCGGCGGCAAACTGCTCGAGTCCTTGGTCGTGACCATCATCGGAAAGCATGCGTTGATTTTCGCAGCTACCAGCTCGGCATCGATATAACCGAAAAGTTTATCGATGATATCGACCGCACTTATTAAGGCCGGTTCGCCGCGGGAACTGCTGAACCGGTCCGAGTTAAAAGTATGGTGGACATCGACGGCATTGTATTTCTGCGTGGTTTCATTTGCTATATAGCCCCACTTATTCGGCTGGCCGATATAATAACCGAGAATCTTTTTCGATTTTTTGCTTACCGCGATGCCGTTCACCACGTCGAAATGGTTAGCTTTAACACTGCCATAGGGCGTGCCAACCTGGTCCCCTTCGATGGCCTGGATGCCTTCATCGGCAAAGACCGTAAACATGTCCCCGTCCCGGCAATAAGTGAAATACATTTTTTTGAGATACGCGTGAATATTGAATCGCCCGGTGACATCACATGGCCTATTAACCATTTCTTCCTTCCAGAGCTCCTCGGCTTCCGTGTTCCAACCTTCATCTTCAGTCTTAGCCTGGATTTTCGTTTGGGTCCCGACAACACTGGTGGCCAGCTTGCGGAATATCCCTTTGACCAGCGGATTGTTTCTGCCCAAATCCCGGCAGATTTCCCGCAACTCGTCAAGTTTTTCCTGGGTCAAATGCCAGTCACCGGTACCGCCCATGTCCGTGCGTTTCTTCTGGAGCCGGTGCTTGTCGAGAATCTCATAGCCGAACCGGTACGATCTCCTCAGCATGGCCGCCCTCGGTGACAATACCCCGATGACATCATCCAGCCGCATCGATAAGCGGCGGAGAAACGGATTGTCCGGATCTGATTGTCTGCGACTTTTTCTCATTAGGTTTCCGCCACTACAAAGTGGCCCCCTCGAGCACGCTGGTCGATCTTACTTAGCAGAGATTCCTCTCGCTTATAAAGAACTTCCAAAGACGGCCGGGTCAAGGACCCGCCCTCATTCGATGCCGACTGAGCGCCACTTTCAATCGCCGCGATCATATCTTGCACGCTTGTCAGTTGTTCCGATAACGTAGCAGCTATGATTAATCCTTCCGATTACCGACATCCATGGCAGCCGGAACACTGAACACAGAACCGTCCGCCGTTAAACTTTGCGATGATATCCATGGGAAAGGTCATCTTCGTCTGCCTGATAATCACCGGTTTGACATAACGCCTGGGAGCCCGCTTTTTTAGTTTTTCCTTTTCCATTAATTCACCACTGCAAATATCTTTCCCAATTCTCCAAGCTCCCAGCTCCGCCATCCAAGCAAACCCTTTTGAGCCTGGTCAATCGCATCCTGCTGTTTTTCACTGATGGTTTCACCCACGCCTGGCAAGGTTAATAATTTCCGCTGCAGGGCCGATGCATCACTTTGAATTTCCTCAATTATCTGTATGGACGATTGCATTTCATGACGAGCCCCTTTCTTCAATTACGCAAATAAATGAATCATCAAATAACAAACTACAAGATGAGCACTGACAAAAAAAGAGGGTGGTTGCTAATAATTAGCAAAGAGCTGAATATTTTTTTAGGCCGAAATCCTGCTTAACGGTTCAAAAACGATGTTTTCGATTTTCCAGCTGATTTAAATCTTTTCTTCCGGTTAATAATTTTCCTCAACACTCTTGAAGTTGAGCCCGCAATCAGCACACTTATGATACCTGGTTGGCAGATGGTCGCTATTATAAACCGGACAATTAGTACTTCTACATTCCGAGTTCGGGCATCGCAATCTTATATAGCGCACCACCTGGTCCGCCGGTTCCGGGGGTTTCTTTTTCCTTCGCCGGCCAGGCAGATTCAGGTCTGGCAGATCATCCAAAAAACCGTTAGTCATTAGGGATTGGCCTCAAAAAATGCTTTGGCAAAACAGGGTGGGGTCTTTGCTCTTACCTCCGCCCTTGATAAATTCTGTACACTTTTGACACTTTTGATTGAATTGATTTTTTCCCATTCCTGGAAAAGACCAGGTGGCTCTGTGTATATTATTTTTGGTGGATTATAATAACCCCACAAGTCAGTTGGCTTTCCAAGATTATCTCCGAATTGCCAGTACCAAATAGTCAGGGGCGGCTTGCCTAAAAATTGCCTCAAGAAACCTCTGGGATTCTCAAGACACCAAAAAGCCGGATGGCATTGCCAGATAATATTTAGACAAGACTTAACTATTTCCATCGACCCGTCAAAGTCTCTTGGCTTATTGCCTTTTGCCAAGCTGAATTCCGTACAGGGTGGAGCTGCAAGAATACCATAGACATTATCCGGTGGCTCGTAAGTCCGCACGTCATAATTGGGCAAAGTGATATTCCGCACATCATATCCCGCAGCTGCATACCAAGCAGACCAAGCCCCTGTACCCCCGCATAAATCCAAAATTTTCTTACCAGCATTATTTTTTGCCATAGCGTGACTTCCGGTCCCAGCTCAAGCCCCGGGCCTCTGACATGAAGCCCGACCAGACACCCGGCCGGCCCAATCGCAAAACTTGTGATAACCGATCAATCAAAAACGAAATGTTCAATTGGCTAAATAGATATTTAAGCACATGACAACCCACAAAAAAATCATACACCCAACTGAAAACGATGGCCCTGTACCCGTGAATCCTAATAAACTGCCATGGCCTGATATTTGACTTTTTACTTGTCATTTCCACTCACCTTTCAAAATAACCCCATATTAGCCCGATTCGGTTCCACAGGGTGCCCGTGGGTCGATTTTTCAGCCCACCTGCCACCAATAACACCCTGTTTTTCAATCCTGCCAGTTTTCTCACCTTTCTGCGCAAATATGCCCGATTTTTCCCCATTTTTATTCCGGTCACAGTTTCGGCAGATCATCCAGCCATCCAGACCCCCGGGACCTTTCTTTTTTTGGCGGTTCCTGTTTTACCGCCTCCAGGTCCGGCAACGAATGAGCGCCGAGCTGCTCAGCGGCAAAAGACGAATACACTTTGCAGTCCCAGACGTGATTTGCCCGATGTTCTTTTTTAAGAGCCCAGACCAGATCGTACCGTTGCCTTCGTGGATGGCGAATAGTGCGCTGTTCCTCGGCGGTCAAGTGACTTAATACCTCATCATCCGTATCGGCATGAAGATGCCAATAACCAGGACCCGGGACGGCCGATTCGAACAACAGCCTATGCAGCCGGTTTTTATAATCGTTCACGTTCAGATCATACCGGATCATCGTGCCCCCGGCGATTTTGACCGCCCGATACGGCCGGGTCCGGACGCTGGGGTCACCACGCACCGGGATGACATAGAGCTCCTTACATTGGGCACAAAAATCCTTCGCCACTTCCGGCCGGTACCCGGTATCGATTGCCGATAAGTTAATCCAGAACTTCAGCTCTTTATCGACCGCTGATACCCAGGTCGTTTTGAGAAATCTTCTGAGAACATCGAGATTCTCCAGCTCCTTCGTATCGCCGGTCTCCAGCCGGCCCTCATAAATGGACCAGACCTCGGACAGATATCCCCAGCCGTCCACGCTTACCCAGACGTGGTCGATTTGAATATCGATACCGCAACTCAAAATTTGAACGCCGGCCGGCACCGTTCTTTTTCTAT